ATCGTCGAGGGCCTCCTCGTCACGAAGTACCCGCGCTCCATCCCCGCATGCTTCTGGGATCGCCTCCAGCACCTCGTGGACCGCGCAGGCATGGCCGACGAGTTCAAGGCGTCTCGCCTCGCCAGCAAAGACGGACCCGGCGACCCGTGGGACCGGGAGGACCGCCTCTTCCGCCGCTGGGTCGAGAAGCTCGGCCTGGAGGTGCCCCTCTGGCCGTGGGAGCGCGGGTGGTCGGAGGAGATCGTGGACGGCTACCTGCTTCCCCGAGAGGCGGTGGCGGCGTGAACGTCCTCGGCATCGACTCCGGCCTCGCCACCTGCGGCGTCGCCGCCCTCGACCTCGCCGGCAGCGCGCCCCGCCTGCTCGACTCCGGCTGCTTCACCTCCGAGCCCTCGAAGAAGAAGCAGGGCGTCCGCGCCGCCGACGACCTCGCCCGCCGCGCCCGCGAGCTCGCGACCTACCTCGAGACCTGGTGCAAGGCCTACTCCCCCGTCGCCATCTGCCTCGAGGCGCCGAGCTGGCCCCGCAACGCCGGTGCCTCGGCGAAGATGGGAGCGGCCTTCGGCGTCGTCTACGCCACCGCGCACCGCTACGGCCTGCCCCTCGTCCAGGCCGCGCCCCAGGACGTCAAGCTCGAGCTCTGCCGCGTGAAGACCGCGTCGAAGGACGACGTGATCGGCGCGATCGAGCAGCTGCACCCGCGCATCACCTGGCCCTCGCAGCACACGCTCTGGGAGCACGTCGCCGACGCGATCGGCATCGTCCACGCCTGCCTCGATGCCGAGGTGATCCGCATGGCGCGGAGGTTGTCGGCATGACCATCAAAGTAGACGAATTGGAGCCCCTTGTTGAGCCGACGCACCACAACTTCAGAGACATCACAGGTCAGAGGTTCGGCAGGCTCCGGGCGATCGTGTGTCGCGGAATGCTGCCGAACGGAGGGGGTCGCACGGCCGTGTGGCATTGCGAGTGCGACTGCGGAGGGTTTGTTCTCGTCCGAGTGACATCTCTAACCAAGGGTGTGACCAAGTCCTGTGGGTGTTTCTATCGGGACTCTCGCGTCAACAGGGGGACGGCGTCGCTCGTGCGGAGGTTTGGAGTAGAGCCGTGGTGAACTCGGGAACGGATGCGCCCGTGACCGTCCCGCCCCGCGGTCCTCGCTGCGCCCGGTGCGGCTGCACCTGGGTCGAGCACGAGAAGCACATCTCCGAGGACTTCCACCGCGTCGCCGGGCGCTGTCTGTCCTGCGACTGCGAGGAGTTCACGGCGACGGCGAACCCGCGCGAGGTCGAGCCGGAGAGGAGGGAAGCGAGGTGACGTACTGCGACGTCGAGGACTGCCTGAAGCCCGCCGAGCGCGTCCAGGAGGACGGGCGCGCGCTGTGCGCTACTCACCGAAAGCAGATCCGGCGCTCAGGCCGCATCACCCCGGTCCCCGACAAGCCCGAGTCGCAGCATGACCGGCTCTTCCGGGCGGCCATCGACCTCCGCGACGCGGACTCCGAGGACGACGTCGCGTACACCCTCGCCGAGCGCCGCTTCTGGAACGCATTCCGCGCCGCCGCGCGCGAGCATGTGCTCGAGCATCCAGAGGTCATCGAGGACCTGGTGAGCCGTTTCCTGTCCCCGTCGGCGCCGAAGATGCGGCGCAGGTGAGCGGCGGGCTCCTGATTCCTGCCGGAGGGCGTGTGGTCCAGCCGAAGCGCAAGCACAGAGCCACGGGTCGGAAGCCGCCGGGCGGAGCACGCCCCGGCGCCGGCCGTCCCCCGGGCTCGCGCAACACGCTCCCGCTCGGCGCCGTCAGCGCCATTCGCGCCCTGAAGCTGCGTGTACCGAAGGACGCGCCGGAGGAGCACGCCGAGCTCGCCGGTGAGGCGCTCGAGACCGTCGTCGACGTCATGCGCGGGCGCGAGAAGAGCGCCGGCCTAGCCTTCGCCCGCCTCTCGGCGGCACGGGCGGTGCGCGAGGAGATCTGCGGCAAAGTCACCGACAAGCTCGAGGTGACGCCGGCCGCGGACGCGGCGGCGGCCGTGTCGGACGAGGAGTGGACCGCGCTCTCCCGCCTGCAGCACGAGGTGCGCGGTGGCTGACCCGCACGTGCTGTACCCGCGGCGCCTCGCCTACCGCGCGCTCGGCATCGTGCTCGAGCAGTACGGCCTCACCGCGATGGCGCTCCGGCTCAACCCCGACGACCCGTCGCAGGCGCTGCCCGGCATCCTGCCCGGCGAGGTCTGGTTCTACGAGGACTTCCGGCGCGGCGCGGGGCCGGTGATCGCGACAGTCATCGTCGACGCAGGCCGAGCTCGCGTGCTGGTCGAGCGGATCGAGAAGCTCATCCGGCGGAACCACCTACGCGACTTCCGCCCGCGCGAGGTCGGCATCGACCGGCGCGAAGGCAAGTTCGACCTGGACGCCGTGGTCGACCTGGCCGAGGTCATCGAGGTCGAGGGGCCGCGGATGCGGTCGGCGCCGCAGCGCATCCTGCCGCCGGCGTCGCGGCCCGTCCGGCCACAGCCGGCCATCCGCGCCTTCGGGAGCGCACGGTGATTGAGCGCGCCCGCCTCTCCGCGCTCTCGCGCGCCGTCCCGTGGACGCCGCAGCCCGGCCCGCAACTCGCGGCCTTCCTGTGCAAGGCCGACCAGCTGCTCTACGGCGGCGCGGCCGGCGGTGGGAAGACCGCGCTCGGCATCGGCCTCGCCATCACGCGGCACAAGCGCACGCTCTTCGTCCGGCGCGAGGCGACGCAGCTGCAGGCCGTCATCGACGAGATCGGCGCGCTCGTCGGCAGCCGCGACGGCTTCAACGGCTCGGACCGCGTCTGGCGGCTGCCGCAGGGCCGGCAGATCCAGTTCGGCGGCGTGCCCAACCTCGGCGACGAGTCGAAGTTCCAGGGCAACCCGCGCGACCTCCTGGTGCTCGACGAGGCCGCGAACCTGCTCGAGCTCCAGGTCCGCTTCCTGCTCGGCTGGCTGCGCACCACCGACCGCACGCAGCACGTCCGGGCGCTGCTCTGCTCGAACCCCCCGACGAGCGCCGAGGGCGAGTGGCTGATCCGCTGGTTCGCGCCCTGGCTCGACCCGGCCTTCCCCAAGCCGGCGCTCCCCGGCGAGCTGCGCTACGTCGCGATGATCGACGGCGTCGAGCGCTGGGTGGACGGTCCCGAGCCCTTCGAGCACAAGGGCGAGGTCATCACGCCGATCTCGCGCTCGTTCATCCCGAGCCGCGTCGGCGACAACCGGTTTCTGGCTGGGACGAACTACGTCCGCCAGCTCCAGGCGCTCCCCGAGCCGCTCCGCAGCCAGATGCTGCGCGGCGACTTCACCGCCGGCCGGGCCGACGACGAGTGGCAGGTCATCCCCTCGAGCTGGGTGAAGGCCGCGATGGACCGCTGGCACACGGCGCCGGCCGAGCGGGCGCCGGTCTCGAGCGTGGGCGTGGACCCGTCCCGAGGCGGCGACGAGACCACGATCGCGGTGCGCCGCGGCTGGCGCTTCGACGAGCTCGTCACCGTGAAGCCGGACCTGTCCGGCGTGGTCACCGGCGGGGCCGCCGCGATGCGCGCGATGGAGGTCGCCGGCGAGGAGGCGCCCGTGCACGTGGACGTCATCGGCATCGGCGCCTCGGTGCTCGACCACCTCGAGGCCCACATCGGCCGGCGCGTGGTCGCGATGAACGGGTCCGACGGGACGGACGCCACCGACATGACCGGGAAGCTCGGCTTCGCGAACAAGCGGGCCGAGTGCTGGTGGCGCATGCGGGAGGTGCTCTCACCGGACCGCGCTCCGCGCGTGGTGCTCCCTCCCGACCAGCGGCTCTACTCCGACCTGTGCGCGCCGCGCTACCGGCTCACCGCGCGCGGCCTGCTCATCGAGGACAAGGCGGAGGTGAAGCGTCGCCTCGGCCGATCCCCTGACCGCGGCGACGCCGTCGTCCTCGCGGCGATGCGCACGCCGATCATCCACGACAACCGGACCGGAGGGCTCGCCGCCGTGCGCGCCTTCGGCTCCTCGAGGTGACTATGTCCGTCGACATCGCGATGCTGAAGGGGGAGTACGAGGCGCTCCGGGCGGACCGGGCCGCGAACGAGGAGGTCGTCTGGGACGAGATCGAGAAGCTCATCATGCCGCTGACCGGTCGTGTCGCGGCGGCACTCGACGGCTCGTCGGCAGAGCAGAAGACGGACCTGTGCCTCTGGGACCTCAACGCGCCGCTGGCGGCTGAGCACCTCGCCAGCTCGCTGCACGGCAACGTCACCCCGTCCGCCGAGTGGGTCGACTTCCAGTGGCTCGACGAGGAGGTCGAGGCCGACCACGAGGCCGTGAAGCACCGCGAGAAGCTCGCCGCGATCGTCGGCGCCGAGCTCGAGGCCAGCGACTTCGGGATGGAGATGGCCTCGGCCTACCTAGAGTGGGCGGTGAAGGGGAACACGTGCCTCGTGAGCGAGACGCTGAAGAAGCGCTCGGTGCTCTACGCGGGGCTCGACTTCACGGCGGTCCCGGTCGCGGAGGTCCAGTTCGTCGAGGACAGCCGCGGCGGCGTGCTCCGGTGGTACCGAGCGCTCCGGTGGACGCCGGTCCAGATGCGCGCTCACTGCCTGCGCGAGGACGCTGATGTGCCGGAGCGGATCGAGGAGGCGTGCAAGAAGGACAACGCCGCCACGGAGGGGGCGAAGGAGCTCGTCATCTTCGCGATCTACCGGCGCGACGGGTTGATGGGGACGGAGGAGATCGAAGAGCGGGTCGAGGGAGACGCCATCCCGGCGAAGAGGCCCTTCGGGTGCGCCTACTTCACCCTCGAGCACCAGGAGCAGCTCGGCCAGGAGGACGGCTACTACAAGATGCCGGCGGTGATGGGTCGCTTCGGGAAGCGCGCCGGATCCTCGTGGGGCTTCGGGCGCGGGAACGTCGCGCTCCGCGCCGTGAAGTGGCTGAACGCGGCGAAGGAGCTCCAGCGGAACGCGTTCGAGAAGGCCGTCGATCCTGCCATGGGCCAGACAGAGCGCGTGGGGCAGGCCATCGATCATCGGCCTGGCGCGGTGAACGTCATGCCGTCGAAGGACGACGCCTGGCCGATCGAGAGCGCTGCCCGGTTCGACGTCTCAGCGGAGGTCCTGCGCGACGAGCGGGCCGAGATCCGCCGCGCCTTCCATGAGGACGACCTGCAGCTCAAGGAATCGCCGCAGATGACGGCGACCGAGGTGCAGGCGCGCCAGGACCAAATGAACCGCGCGCTCGGCTCCCCCGTGGCCCGGCTCACGTCGGAGGTCCTGTCGCCGATCGTCCTGATCGTGCTGGACCACCTCTCGCGCGCCAGGCGCCTGCCGCCGGCCCCGGAGATCGTGAAGCGGAAGAAGCCCGAGCTGAAGCTCGTGCTGCGTGGGCCGATCGCGCGCGCGCTCGCGATGGACAAGGTCGTCTCGATCGAGCGCGCGGCCGGTTTCATCGCGAACCTCGTGAAGCTCGGCTTCCCGGAGGCGCGGCACCGCCTGGACCTGGACGGCATGCTCCGTGAGTACCGGAAGCTCCTCGGCGCGCCTGCCGCGATGTTCCGCTCGCCGGCGGAGGCGAAGCGCCGCGAGGACGAGGAGCGCGCTGCCGCAGCCCGAGCGCAGGCCGCCGAGGCCATGAAGAACACGGGCCAGGGGATGGCCGCGGCTGCGTCCGCAGGTCTCACCGCGCCCGGGATCGGCGAGGCGCCCGCCCTGCTGCCCTCCGGGGGGATCGCCGCGTGACGCCCGAGCAGCGCGACGCCGAGCGCCGCCGGCTCGTGGCCTACCTGGCGCAGCCGGAGGGGGAGGCGCTGCTGCGGCACCTCCGCCGCCGGTGGCGCGACGGCCCGCCCGGCGAGAGCGAGCACCAGATGCTGAACCGGCTCGGGCGCCTCGACGCCCTGGCTGACCTCGAGCGCCTCCGTGACGAGGCGAAAGGAACATGAACATGGCAGACGAGAACACCCTCCTGGCGGCGCTCCCCGATGACCTTCGCACGCACCCGAGCCTGAAGGACTTCAAGGACCCGGGCGCGCTCGCGAAGGCCTTCATCGACACGAAGGCGCTGGTCGGCGCGTCCATTCGCCCGCCTGGCCCCGACGCGAAGCCGGAGGACCGCGTCGAGTTCGTGACGAAGCTCCGCGAGAAGGTCCCCGAGCTCGTGCTCATCCCGGACGGCGACGACGAGCCGGCGAAGGCAGCGCGCGAGGCCGCCTACGAGCGCCTGGGCAAGCCGAAGGAGGCGAAGGCCTACGAGCCGCCGAAGGATGTCGAGCTGCCGGCCGACGCGCTCGAGGCCCTGCGCGCCGAGGCCTTCGAGGAGGGGCTCACCCGGTCGCAGTTCCAGGCGCGCGCGAAGCGCGTGGCCACCGCGTTCGCCACCTCGAGCCAGGCGGAGAAGGAGAGCGTCGCCGCCCTCAAGCGCGAGCTCGGAGCGGCGTTCGACGAGCGCACCGCGTCCGCGGCCGCCGTCGCCGCGAAGCTCGGCTTCCCCCAGGCGGTCGTCGCGGCGTTGAAGTCCGGCACCGTGGACGGCGCCACGTTCAAGGCCTTCGCGGCGGTGGCGAAGGGCTTCGGCGAGTCGCGCCAGGTCGCCGACCAGGGCGGCGGCAACGGCGGGAAGCTCACGCCAGCCGAGATCGACGCGCAGGAGGCGGAGATCATGGCGCGGAGCGAGTACTTCCACCCGAAGGCCAACGAGATGGGCATTCACCGCAACCTCGTGGCGAAGGTTCAGGCTCTTCGGGCCATGCGCGACGCCTGACGCGTTGTCCCCGCCCGGTCCTAGGCTCGACGGCATCCAGGAAGAGCGGGACTACCGGGCGACCGGCCTCGCGGACTCCAGGGCCTCGGGACCGGGCGCATAGGTCCAAGCCAGCGGGCCGGGGATCTCCTCCGACTACTCGCGGCGAAAGGTGCAGCCCCCTTTCGCCCGCGTGTAGCGGGCAGGAGACCGAAGATGGCCGTCGCAGACCTGAGCCCCATCTACCAGCGCGACTTCGAGCCCCACCTCCGCGCCCTCTCGCAGCAGGAGGGGTCGCTTCTCCGCCAGTACGTCATCGAGCGCAACGCCCCGGACATGCACCTCTGGGACCGGATCGGCGCGCTCACCACCACGCCGCGCACCGCCGGCGGTGCCACCGCTGACACCGCACTCTCCCTCACCCGCCGGCGTTCCAAGCCGACGAGCTGGGAGGTCTCGAACCTCATCGACCCGGACAACATCGCCCAGGCCGCCCGCGACCCGCGGAGCGACGTGGTGGTGGCGCACGCCAACGCCCACGGCCGGAAGATCGACGACCTGATCATCACCGCCGCGCTCGGCTCCACCGAGGACGAGGCCGGCGCCCCGACCGTCTACCCGGTCGCGCAGTCGGTCGGCGGCGCGGCCCAGGCCTTCGACTTCAACCTGATCACCTCGGTGAACGAGAAGTTCTGGGCGAACAACGTCCCGGCGAACGAGGAGAAGATCTTCATCGTCCGCCCGAACGGCGCGAAGAAGATGCTCCAGATGACGCAGTTCACGTCGGCCGACTACGTGAACGCGCAGGCGCTCAACTCAGGCCAGATCGTGCGGAACTGGCTCGGGTACACGTGGATCCTCTCGACGCTCCTGCCGAACGTGGCGGGCCTCCAGTACTACTACGTCGCGATGACGAAGCGCGCGGTGGGCCTGCACATCCTGAAGGACATCTGGTCGCGCGTCACCGAGAGCTCCGAGAAGTCCTACGCGTGGCGCGTCTACAGCGCCGCCGCGATGGGCGCGACGCGGATCGAGGACGAGCACGTCGTCCGCGTCCACGTGCTCGAGTCGTAGTCCTGAGTGAGGGCGGATCGGTCCCCTGCGGCCGCTCCGCCCTCGCCTTACCTCGCGCAGGTAGAGGTCCTCATGCTGAGAGTCGGAGCCACCGAGGCGGAGCGAGAGCAGGTCATCTTCGGCTTGCGGGCCGGGAAGTCCTACCGGGACGCGACCGCGCATCTGCGCTCCACCGTAGAGGCGGAGTGGTTCGAGCGGAACGAGGAGCACCTCGTCGCGGTCGCGAAGTACGGCGAGATGAAGGCGCCGCTCGTGGACCCGCCGCCGTCCGAGGCCCCAACCGCGAAGCACGCGCCGAAGAAGTAAGGAGACCGACCCATGGCGACCATGCTTCGCGTCAACTTGACCGCCCCGACGAGCGGCGTCACCGTCAGCGCCGCAGCCACTCTCGGCGTGTGCTTGACCGACGAGCTCGCCGTCCTGGTGGGCACGAGCGTGCCGCGCTACCGCTGCGGCTCCGAGCTCCGGGAGGCGCTGAAGCTCTGGGCGCAGAAGCCGCGAGATCCGGTCACGGTCGCGGTCGGCAGCGTCCGCTCGTTCCTCGGCTCGCCGAGCCTCACGGCCGACCAGCTCGAGGCCACGGCCGCGACGGCGCTGAACGCGGTGGTGCCGGACGAGACCCAGGTGGGCGTGGTCCTCGGGGCCAACGCCGCGGCGCTGCTCGACCGGAGCAACCTGCTCCTGGCCGCCGTGCGGCAAGCGATCGACCAGTTCGTGGCGACCTTCGGCGTCTGACCGGGAGGCGACCGTGGTCGATCCTCTCGACGACCTGGCGCGGCTCGAGCCCTACCTGGGCGAGTTCAACGAGGCGTGCCTGGTCGAGGGCGAGGATGTGGCGCTGCTCGCTGCCATCTGCCTGCGGGAGACGTGGGCCGGCTGGGCGCCGGGCTACGCGCCCAAGGGATCGCACGTCGGCCGCGGGGATCACGGGCACGGCTTCGGCCTCTTCCAGATCGACAACCGCGGCCCCTACGCCTTCCTGCCGCGCGAGGCCCCGGACGCAACGCCCTACCTGCAGGCGAGGTGGGCGTGCTTCGTCCTGGGCGACGCGCGCGCCGAGCTGGCGCGGTTCCGGCTCCTGCCGGTCTTCGAGGCGGCGGTGCTGTGCGCCTACAACGCCGGGTCGCCGGCGGTGAGGAAGGCGCTGCTGGCCGGGCAGCACCCGGATCATGCGACCACCGGCGGCGACTACGGGAGCGACGTGCTCCGCCGACGCGACCTGTTGCGAATGGCTCACCCGGAGCGATTCCCGCTCCCTGGAGGTGTCGCGTGAAGACGATCTTCGACTGGCTGCTGGGGAAGGTGAAGGACTACGTCATCGCCAACTGGAAGACCACCGTGCTCGGCATCGTGGGCGCGGCGCTCTCCCGCTACATCACGGACCCGGCCACGCGCGAGGCGATCCTGGCCGCGGTGATCGCTGGCATCGGCCTGCTGGCGAAGGACGGCGACAAGACCGGGACCACTG